GTTGCCGCCTTTTTCCTTCGAGGCGTTCAGCAACGTGGCGATGCCGCTCTCGGCGTTTGAGTTAACCAGGCGCTGAAGCGCGTCGTTCTGCTCGGCGAGCTTGCCGAATTGCCCCTCGGCGTCCTCGAAAGCTTTCAACGCCGCGTTGCGACCGGCCGGCGTCTGATTGGTTGCCGCCACCTTGACCATCTCGCGCAGGTCCGCCGTCATCGCCCGCACGATGCGATTGTAATCGCCTGCGTTATAGCCAGGGTTTGGCGAAAGGACGTTGCCGGCGTCACGAGCGTCAGCACGGGCCCGGTGCGCGCCGTTGAAGGTCGCGCCGCCCGCGACGTTGCGGAATTGCTCCAGGCCCACAGCAGGATCGGGCCATCCGGCCGCCTGGCGAGCGCGCATGATCTGCGTCAACACCGCGTCGGTGCGCGGCATGGTGTAGCGCGTAGTCTGATCGATCGCGGATCGGACTGCATCGTAGCCAGCGTCGATCGCCTTCTTGTTGTCGGCGATCACCGCATCGAGGCCGGGCTTCACGACGGCGTTGGCACCCGCGCGATCGGCCACGACATGGCCGCGCATGGCGCTCGAGATGCGGGCAACGTCATCGCCCGCTGCGGCCTGCGTCTTGTCGAGGGCGGCACCCATCTTGGCGCCGAACCAGGGCATCGAACGCACAGCCGCCGAGGTGGCGTTGACGGTCGGATTATCCGACGCCAGGCCCTTTGGGATCGGCGCTCCGAGGTCCTGCGCGGTCTGCGCCGCGCGCGCGCCGGGAAGCGCCGGATTGACCGCGCGAGGACCGATCGTGGTGTTGATGACGCCGCCGGTGAGCGCGCCGATCGGGGCGTTGCGGGCCGCGCGCTTGATGGCGCCGCCTGCACCCTCGCCTTCGCTGATCGCCTCGCCGGCACCCATTGCGCCGGCCTGCGCGGCGCCTTGGGTGGCACCCTGGATCGCCCGCCGGGTCCAGTTGGCGGCCCGCAGGGCAGGCATCGGGGTGACGGCGGCCCCACCGGCCTCGCCGGCATAATAAGCGACCGGATGCTGCTCTTGGGCGAGCCGCTCGTCCTCCAGGCCGCGCGTGCGGCCACGCTCGTACGCGGCCTCGGTTTCGGGGTCCTCGGTGCCGGTCGCCCAGTTGTAGGCGCGCTTGGCGCCGCCCACGAGCGGCCGCAGAGGCGCAAGCGCTCCGCCCGGGCCCACAGGGCCGCTCTCGATGCCGGAAGCCTCCGAGAGGCCCTCCAGGGCCGGCGCGAGCCCGAATGTCATGCCGTGCAAGACACCGCGGCCGACGGCCTCGCCGGTGCTGACCGGCCGGTCAGGCCTCTTCGGAGGCTCGGCGGTATCGGGGAAGTTCTCCCAGGGATCGCGCTGGGGGCCGGCTTGGACGGGAGCGCTCGAGGGGCCCGGCGCTTTTCTCTTCTTGGCGCTCGGGACGTCGGGGAAGTTCGCCCAGGGATCAGGCTCCGCCGGGGTAGGACTCGGCCCCACGGGGCCCTGCGCGGACGGTGAACCGCCCGCAGGCGCGCCCGGGGCGACCTGATAATACTCCTGCCCCTCGGGCGTCCGCTGCAGGGTGAACGTGTCGGTCATAGACTGTATTTGATCTTGCCGTTCGGCAGGTAGAACGGATCGCCGCGCTTGAGCCCCATGGATGAGGCCCAGGCCTTGGCCTCCTGCTCGGTCTTGATGGTTTCCGGCGCCGTCGGGGCACCGAGGATGCGCGGGTCAGCCATCTCCTGCTTGGTGAAGATCGGGTTCTTGCGCAGATAGTCCGAGACCTTGGCGTCGAACTCATGATCGAGCACCGGGACATCGCCGCGCCGTTCCTTTTCCGACATGTACTGGCGCGCCATGTCGGTGACCTTGGTCGAGAGGTCGCCGACGCGGTCGGCGACGTTGACCAGGAAGCGGTTGCCGTAGACCGTGGTGAGGAGCTGCGGCGCGGCCTTCTCGACGAGGCTGACCTGCTCCTTGAAGATGCGCGCCGAGGCGCCGCCGGCTTCCATCAGCTGATCGCGCTGCTGGTTGATCTGACCGAGCACCGAGACCGCCGTGACCTTCTGCAGCGCCTCCTGCAGGACGGCCGCCTGCTGGTCACCGAACACGGTCTTGATGCGGTTGAAGTCGAGCACGCGATTGCCGAGCGGGCCGGTGTAAATCTCGGGCCGGTTCAGGATCGACTTCGAGAGCGTCAACATCGGCTTCATGTCGCGCTCGTACTGGGTCGAGGCGGCCTGCATGCCGTTGTAGGTCTTCTGGCTCTGCGCGATCAGGTTCTTGTTGTACTCCTTCTTGGCCTCGAACTGCGCCACCGCCGGATCACGCGATTCCTTCTGCGGCCCGGTCAGCTCGGCGTTCTTGCCGATCAGCGCGTCGATCGCCTTCATGCGCTCAAGGGCGGCGGCCTGCGCCGATTTCGAGATCAGCGGCCGCGCGGCCAGCTGCGCAAGCGAGTCACGATAGCTCTGCGCAGTGCCGCCGTTATCGATCCACTTCTGCGGCACGAGACCGCCGAGCGTTGGATCGGTACGCACCGCCGGCACCGGAGGCTGCGCCTGCGCCTGCTGCACGGGGCGCTCGCCCAGGCGCTGGCCCTCGGTAGTCGCGAATGGCGGTGCCCCGGAGCCGCCCGCGCGCGGCGCAACGCCGGTTGCCGGCAGGGCGGTCTCCGGACCCTGCCCGGTCGGCGCCGGCGCGCCAGAGGCGGCATTGCTCGCCGGCTGCGGCGCACCGTTCTGTCCGTCAGCCGACATAACCTGCGGCCGTTGACCACCGCCTGTCGGCTGCACCGCGAGCGAGCGATTGAGCAGCGAACGCACTTGCGAGACCTGCTCTGGCGCAAGCGGGGCGTCCGGGTTGATCCGCAACGTGCGCGCCGCATCAGAGATGAGCGGGCTGACGTCGCGGCCGCCGCCCAGCTCTGTGGCGAGGCTCCTGATCGAGGTCTCACCCTCCTGCGCCATGCGCGGGCCGACCGTGACGCGCGTCGGCTGCTGTTGGGGTTGCTGCTGCGGCTGTCCTTGGCCGATGCCAGGCACTGCAGGGCGCGTCGTGCCAGGCTGATTGCCGCCGAGTACGTCCGCCACCAGCGCATCGGCCTGCGCCTGCAGCATGTAGGGCAGCATGATCTTGACGTAGTCTTGCGCGTATTCGGCCCCGCCCCGCTTCATCAGCTCCGGGACCATGACGCTCGGATCGGTCGTGACTTGGCCGGTGGCCGGATCGAGGATCGGCTTCTGCAGTTCAAGCTTGCGCTTGATCTGCTTACCGGCGAAATAGCTGTCGGGAATGTCGGCGAGCCCCTCGCCGATCTGGAAGCCGACGAGGGGCGCCGCATACGACAGCCCCTTCGGCGGACTGACGACGTTATAATCGGCCATCAGTAAATCCCCGTAGTCGGCAGCGTCTGCACACCGATCGGATTGCCGTTCACATCAACGCGGAATGGCTGACCTGCCGCCGGCGAACCGATGTCCATGGGCTGGCCGGGCGCCTGCTGCCCCCCACCCTGCAGGAATAGCCTGAGACGGTCGGCAAGCGACATCTGCCGCTGTTGCGGCTGGCCTTGCTGCTGTTGCTGCGGCTGGGGCTGCTGCTGCTTCTTGTCGTCGTTCGTGACGTCGAAGTTGACCATCGGGATCGCATAGTTGGGCGATCCGACCGAAGTGTAGTCGGGCATGGCAAGCCTCAATTTTGAGAGATCGGCGCGTCAGTCGGATCACTCGTCAGGAAGTCACCGTCTCGCCGGACTTCTGCGGCTTCATCGCGAGTGATCGATCGATCATGTCTCGCAGCTGGATCGCCGCGCCGGGGCTGCAGCGCAAATGCGCTACCATCACGGGCTTGGTCTTGAGCGAGCCATCCGAGAGCGGGATGAGATCGCTCCGCGCCAGTTCAAACTGCAGCACGTTGTGAACGGTCCCGCATGCAACGGCGCCATCGAAGTAGATGACGGGAGCCATATCGGAACCGGCAACGACCGGCGCAGCTTTAGCGGCCGGTTGAGTTTGAGGCGGGACCGATGGAACAGGCTTCGAGCGCGGCATTCTCGTAGGCGGCATAGTCTACCTCTCAGGTTTCAGCGAAATCCCAATGACCTCGCTGTCGAACTGTCGATGTCGTTGTATCCAGCCGCGCGCGCCATGGGATCGCTGGTGCGCGCCGGCATCGTGTCAATGAAGGCCTCGTATATGCGATTGGCGATCGGATAGTTGCGGCTGCGCTCGGACGGGCCCATCCACTCCTGCATGGCGGAGCGCGACGGCGTCGACGGACCAGCCCATTCGAGCATCGCTCGATCCATCGCGCGCCGATCTTTATCGTGCGAACCAGACCACTCGTCCATTGCGCGCCGGCGATCATCGACGTTGTGCGAGGCCGCGGACCTGTTTCGATTAGAAAAGCCGACCGCATGATTGGGCACCACGGTGCCTGGGCGATCGAGTATGATCACCTCTGGTCCGCGCTCGCCGACCAGGATCGGCTTGCCGACCGGGGGGCGCCCGCCATCGGCAAACATGCCGAACAGTTTACCGGCAAGTTTGCCGCCGCCGATGAGCGCACCCCACATGTTGGCGGAGGCGTTGTAATCGGCGAGATCGGCGTTCGCCTGCGCATTTCCAGCCGAGGTCGCAGCACCATACGCCGCGTTGCCTTGGTTCATGAAATTGGCGTTCAGGTTGGTGCCGAGGTTGCTATAAAGATTGCCGATGCCGGTGGCGGTCCCTTGCGAGAAGTTCAGGAACGGCTGCAGCGAGCTGACATAATTGTTCCAGCCATTGCTCGCGATCTGCTGGCCGAGGTTCTGCAGGTCGACGTTGGTCTTACCGCTCGCGAGCTGCCCGGTGGCAGCCTGGTGGCGCATGACGTTCTCGGAGCCGATGTCGAGCTGCGACTGGATCGCCGGGTTGTTCCAGAATGCCTCTTTTGCCCGTGCGTTGCCTTCGGCACCGTTGAGACCGAGCGCATCGCTGAGCGCGCCGGTACCGGCGGTCGCGGTCTTCTGGTTCGCCAGGTACGGCTGCAGCCCTGCGGTGAAGTTGCTGTTGAGCGCATCGCGACCGCTGGAGAACAGGCCAGAGAGATCGCCGTAGCCCTTCTCGATGCCGGCCTTCTGCGCATCGGCGGCGTTCTGCGCCGGCTGCGTGGAGAAAATATCGAAAAGACTGCCCATCACGCCACCCGTGCGAAATTACCATGAAGACGCCGTCGGGCGGCATTGATGGCCGCCGCAGCAGACGCAACCGTTGCGTAGCGCCCGAGCCGATGCGATTGGCCATCGGCGCTGATAACCGCCCGCCACTTTTTGTGACCAGCATCCCAATGAATGCCCTTCACTCCGCTGCGATTGTCGGAGCGCAGCTTTGCATTCTGGAGGTTCTTTGCGTTGTCAGCCGCCCGCAGATTGCGCCAGCGATTGTTGAAGTTGTCGCCATCCTTGTGGTCGATGAACTCGGGCGGCTCTTGCCCAGTCATCAATTTCCAGATGATGCGATGTGCCTTGTAATATGAACGGCGGATGCCGATCACCAGATAGCGGTTCCCGTCCCGACCAGCGCGCCGTGTTCCCGCTGGCTTGCGCGTGCGCCGCCATAGGATCACGCCGGAAGACGGATCGTATTGAAACAGCGCCATCAACTCGCATTGAGCCGGCAGCTTTTTGGGCGACCATCGCGACATGGCTAACTCTGCACTCAGTAGGTCGTAAACGTCGCGGGGCCACCCGTGTTGGGGCCGCCGTTCGCATTGGTGAACCTGGTCGCCGTCGAGTATTTGACCGTCGACGTCGAGGTCGGCGCGCCGGTCGACTGCATCGCGGCCTTGCCACCGGCGCCGATGTTCCAGTTGTCGAACCAGCAGTTGTTGCCGAAGATGACGTCACACGTCCCACCGGCCATATCCATGATGCTGTTTAGGTAGTTGGTCGCGTAGAAGTCGGAGATGTCGGCGATCGCGCCGTTGTAGCCAAAGTTGATCGCCGATGCGGCCGCGCCCTGGCCATTGAAGTTCAACCCAGCCGCCCGCAGGATGACGTTGGTGGCGCCGACCCAAATCCCCTCAACGCAGCCATCGAAGTCTGACTCGGTAATCCGCACGCTGCCGTTCGACGAATTGATCACCACGCCGTTGCAGACGTTCTTGGCGAACAGTTTCGAGATCAGGCACTTCGCGACATTGCTCGTCAGCGTGATGGCCGCCGATGCGTTGCCGGACGACGCGATGGAACTGCGGGACGAACCTCAGATTGTCGATCGCCAGATGATCGGTGACGTTGGTGGCCGTGACGCCACTCGTGAAGGTCGCGAGCGCAATGTCACGCAGCGTGATACCGGCCGCCGCGCCGAGGCTGCCGATCTGGATGCCGTTCTTGATCCCCCAGAACAGCAGGTTGGACAACCGCGCAGGACCGGAGCCGGCGCCGCCGTTGATGTTGATCGCGGCCGGGAATGTCGTCGGCGACCAACCACCGCCGTCCGGCGGCTGCGGCTGGATGAAGGCCATGTCCTCGATGCCGGATGAGCCGGCCGCCGCCGTGATGCTGAAGGCGCTCTTGGTCGTGTCATCCGTCAGGATGTAGGTGCCGCGCTTGCCGCGCTTGCCGGTGCCGCTACCGTCGTTCTGCTCCCAGCCGCAGCCTCGGATGACCACGCCGCCACCCGAGATCGTCGCGCCGTTGATCCGATAGAGACCAGGCGGGAGACCGATGATGCCGCCAACGCCGGCCGCCTGGATCAGGTTGATCGTCGCCTGGACCTGGGCGGTGACGTCTGGCACGCCCGAGAGGTCGGTCGTGTTGTCGACGTCGAGCTGATCCCAACTATTCGGCGGCAACAGGCCATCGACAGCGTAGTTGCCGTTGAAGCTGCCCATCAGACGAGCCTGATCTGCACGACGTTGCCGTTGCGGTAGAAGCCGTTGATCGCAACGCCGGCCGTCGCTGCAGCGGTGTCGTTTGCCGCGCTGATCAGTGGCGTGCCGCCGGCGCCCGCGAGAGCCGCGATGAAGCCGTCGACGAACGCCATGTAGAGCAGAAAATCCATCGTCGGCGTGCCATTCGGATCGATCCACTTGATCGGCGGCCGAGGAAACGGGATGCGCTTGTTGGCCATCAGACACCAACGTCTCGAGGATCGCTGGACTGGGTCGAGCCCAGGAAGCCGACATAGACCGGATCGGTGACATCGACGCGCCAGCGGTTGCCCATCGGGCCGGACTGCCCGAGGCTCTTGACCGAGGCGCGCTGGCGCTTTGCCTTCGCGAGCGGCCCGATCTGACGCACCAGCGGATTACCCCAGGTGAAGCCACCGTCCTTGGAGCACCAGATCGCGCAGACCGGCAGCTGGGCATTCGACGGCGCCGTAATGTCGAGCGCGGTGCCGCCACTCGTGTAGGCATGCACGAACGGCACGCCGAGGAGTTCGATGTGGGTAGCGTCCACCACCCGGATCGGGAACGTCCCGTTCGCCTCGGTCGTGCCGACAACGCCGGTGATCACGCAGATGTCGTTGGTCTTCGCCTGGGCGGTATTATCGACTGTCAAACGGACCACGCCGCCGGTGCCTGCCGCAGCTCCCGAGACCTTCATGCTGAAGGTACCGACGTTGATGCCGACGCCCATGTCGAAGTTGAAGTCGGCGCGCGCGATCCTGATCTGGCCGGGGAAGTTCGAGGCCGGGCCGCTTTCCATGCGGAACAGCAGCGGCGATCCGTTCTCGGTGTAATTGTTGACGTCGACCCAGAGAATGTTGCCGCTCTGCTGGTCACCGACCAGCCATTTGCCGAAGGCCGGATGACCGCAGGTTCCGCGCCAGCGACCGTAGACGCCCGCGTTGAAGCTCCATTTCTCGTTCCACTTCTTGGTCGAGAGATTGAACTCCCAGGTCCAGGATGGGCTTGACAGCACCCAGAATTTTTTCCCACCGATGACGTAGACGCCAGCCTCCAGCGTGTTGCCGGCGCGGACCTGCGCCTCGATCAGACGATCGAGATCGGGCGGCGAGACCTTCGTGGGTTGCGCAGTCACGCCAGGCGAGGCCCAATAGACACCGTAGTCCTGGGCCACCCAGAGCAGTTCATTGAAACCAACTTCCCAGCCAGCAATCGCGTTGGCTTGCACCAGGCCATACTCGCTGACCACCAGGCGGGTATACGGGAACGCCGGGAAGGACTGCGCGGTATCCTGCATGATCTCGCAATGGCCGGTCGAGAACAGCCATAGCAGGCCGCCGAAGGCGATGCCGCGCAGCAGCGTGACGTCGGCCTTGGCGTTGGCGGTCGTGAAGGTCTGCGAGTTCTGCGTCAGCGCATTGATGCCGGACGCGAAGCAGCGGCCGTCCGCGATCGTAAAGAAGAAATACCCGTCCTGAAAGCAAACGCTGTTCGGCTGCGGGAGATTGCCGCCGCCGTTGTAGGAGGTCGGAGCGCCGCCGCCGTTGAGACTGTAGGCTCCGTTGTCGATGTCGACTGCGACCACATCCGGCGAGTTCGATCCGGTGCGGAGGTTGCGTGCAATCGAGATCTTTTTGGTGCCAGGCATGCTGCCGAGGCTAACGACCGTGCCATTGACGTCGACGGTCGAGCAGTTGTTCGTGAATATCTCGAACGCCAGGTTGTTGACGATCAGGCCGCCGCGATAGTTGGTCTGCGCGGTCGCCGCATGCTGGGATAGTCCCGGCGTGCGCCGCCAGACCATGCCAGATGGCCCCGTAGGCAGCTGCGGGTCACCGAGCGGCTCGGCATAGCAGTTGATCAGTCGACCTGCGCTCTCCTGCGGATTGCCGCCCGGGAAAGTCGACAGCGGCCAAGGCACAGAGACCGATTTACCACCGGACATCAGAAGAACTCGTTGCTCATGACCTCATAAGTCGGGCGACCACGGGTCATGGCGCGTAGCGACTTGGCGGCGGCCCCGAAACCGACATCGACACCGGAGACGCCGCCGAGGCCCTTATTGATCAGCTTGACGTACTCTTCCTGGGAAACGCCGAATTTCGTGCAGCACTCGCCGGCCACGATGTCGGCGAGGTCCGAGAAGTAGGCCCCCGGAATGTTGTTGGCATCCGCGATCGTGACGATCTCAAGGCCCGCGAGCTTTCTAAAAATGCTGTCGAGCTTGGTCTGAACATAGGAGTAATCCTCTGGGTCCGTTGGCTGTCCGGCAGACAAAACACCAAGATTAGCAAGCGCCTCTAATACCAAGTCGCTTTGCGTTCGGTATTGCCCGGCCATGATGCTCTCTCAAGCCTCGGGATGGCGTCTCGACAGCTGCGTCGACCGCCCACCCATTGCGTATCCGCCATTTAGCCGTCGCGGGAAGCGTGACGTTACCCGCGAGGTCTATAGCCTCTCGAACCGACAAAATTCGCCCACGGTATTCCACCTGTCTGGCTCTTTTGTCATCCTGCTCTCTGCGCGTAGCCCACCGACAATTACCCGGTTCGTAATCACCGTTGTTATCGATCCGGTCTATCGAATGAGAATGTGATGGCCGTGGCCCCATATCCTCAAAAAACCGTTCAAAGCTATTTAGCCACCGGTCGCATACCTTTATTCCGCGACCGCCATAGTTTGAATACTCACTCGCTGAAGGGTTTTTGCAGCGCTCTTTCATTGTACCCCAGATGCCATACTCAAGTTCACCTGAGAGACCATGCGTAATCATCCGGTCTCGCCGGAAGCATCCGCACGACAGCGTCATGCCGCGCCGCAGCGCACTGCCATGGACCACCTTCGTTTGCCCGCATTCGCAGAGACAAACCCAAGCGGTATCTTTATTTTCGCATTTATATACTTGACATAAGTACCAGCATCCCTAGGATGATGGTCATAGGGGATCAGCCATGGCCAAGACCGCGACTTTTCAGGACCCGATCTTCCAG